GACCCGCCCGCCGCCTTCATTGGCGGGCCGGCGTCCTGCGCCGTAGGCGTTTTGGATGGCCTTCTCAATGTCCGCAACGACCTTCAGCACCTCGCCGCGCTGTTCCTTCAGCCTGGCAATCTTGTCCTCCCCGATCAGCGCAGAACCGTCATCACCCGTCGTTGAACTAAGCTGGTTGTCAATCGCAGTCAGCGTAACCCGCGCCTCTGCAAGCTGCGCCTGTAGCGCGGACGTGGCCTTTCTGCCGCCCTGCGCCAGCGCAGCCGCTATGCGGTCAGCGGCGCCCTCGGACACCTCCGCTGCGGTCTTCGCCGCGCCTGTGATCTTGTCCCAATTCAGGGCCAGCAGGGTCAGGCCCGTGATGGCGACCCCAATGGGACCACCCAGCGCAGCCAGCGCAAGCGCAAATCCTTTCGTGGCAATCGTGGCAAGGCCAATCACCGGGATGGCGCGGGCAAGCAGCAGGGCGAACATGACCAGCGATCCGGCTACCTTGCTGGCAATCAGCACCGCCAGGACCGTGAAGCCCTGCGACATGACGTCCAGCGCAGTCTTGATGGCCCCGCCCCCGTCCGCAAATTCAAGCGCCAGCTTACGGATGGCTTCAGACGCGCCGCGCGTGACTGGCAACAGATCATCGCCCAGCTTTTGCGCGGCCAGGTCCAGCGCGACGTTCATGCGTTTGATACTGGCGTCGAGCGTGTTCGTGTTGATTGCCGCTTGCTCTGTTGCAGTGTCGGTGCCGGTTAGCTGCACGGTAAGGGCGCCTACCGCATCGGCCGACCGAATCAGCGCCTGGGCCGCGTTCACGTTTTCCAGGCCAAACAGCTTCGTCAGCTCCGTCGTGCTGCGGTTCTGCCCGGCCAGAATTTGCAGCGCGCCCGTCAGCCCGCTGACAGACGGCCGCAGCCTCGTGTTCGTATCGGTTTCCAGCTTTAGCAGCACGTTGCGCAACGCCGTACCCGCCTCGCCGCCTTTGATGCCGCTAGATGCCAGGGCTTGCAGGGCAGCGTTCGTTTCCTCGAACGAGACACCGGCCGCTGCAGCGCTGATGGCTGAATTCTTCAGAGCGATGGCGGTGTCTGTGATTTCCGACGCGCCGAACTTCGCACCAGCCGCCAGCACGTTCACGAAGCGCGCGGCCTGGTCTGCGCCTACGCTGAACTGGTTTAGCGCCAGCGTGACGGCTTCAGCAGCGGCAGGCAGTGCCATGCCCGAGGCTTCGGCCAGCTTGATCGCCTCGGCGGCTACTGCTGCCAGCGCGCCCTTTGTTTCCAGCAGCTCGGGCTTGGCGGAGGCAATCAGCTTCATCGCCTCGACAACTGCGCCCGCGCTGGCCGTGCTGTCGCGCGCCAGGTCTTTGGCTTGGTTCTTCAGCGCCAGCAAGTCGCCGCCAGCCGCGCCGGTAATTGCGCTCAGGTCAGCAAGGGCTTTCTCAAAGTTCCTGCTGGCTGTAATGGCCGCCTGCATCACGCCCGAAATGCCGAGCGCCGCAACGAAAATGCTTACGGCTTTCGCAACCTTTGTAAAGGTCGCTTCAAGCCCTGTAAGTTCTTCACGCGCATTGCGTGACTGACCGACTAGCTTGCCCGTGTCGGCCGTGATGTCGTAGTAAAGCTCGCCTACCTTAAGCGCCACGCTGCACCTCGTCCAGTTGCTTCATGGCCGCGTCGTATTCCTCGCGCGTCGGCAAGCTCTTGCCCTTGGCTTCAAGGTCGGGAAACCTCATCTCCAGCATCCCCTGAAACTCTGTCATCGACAGCGCCTCAGCATCGGCACTCGACAGGCCCAGATGCACCCGCGCCGCTGAGACGTACTCGTGCGCGTCAAAGCGGTCGGAGAACTTGCCGCCGCCCCCGCCTGGCTTTGCAGTGCCCGCAATGCCGTGCTGCATCAGGTGCTGGGCAATGATGATCTGCTCGGACGCTGGCATGGCGCCTGGCGCCCATTCGTTGCCTTCCAGCGCGCCGATTAGGGGCGTCGGGTCTTCCTGATCGCACAGACAAGCCAGCACATAGGCTGCCTCTCGCGCTGCGCGCGGCCCGTGCAGGGCGGCAAAGGTGGCAACAATCTCATGCGGACTCCCAAGCGCAGCAATGCGACCGAAGGACGGGGTGAACGTGTATTCGTCCCCGTCCTTGGTCGCTGCGCGCACGAAGCCGCACTCAACCAGCACCGCCCGGCCTGCTTACAGGTTGAACAGTTGCACAACCACGTCGGCTGCGCCGGTCAGCGTCACAACGCCCTGGCAGTAGGCACTGATCGTGCCCAGGATCACCGACACGCTCAGGCCAGCGCCGACAACGATGGAAACGCCGCCAGAAACAGTCACTGGCCCGATGCCGGGTACGTTCACGGTCGTGCCGCCATCGCCGTCAATAAGGACGGTCAGCGAACCGCCCGTAGGGTTCCGCATCACAAGCAGTTGCTTGCTGCTCGGAGAAAACGTCAGTGTGTCGCTGGCGGTCAGCGTGGTCAAAGCAGAAGCAAAGGCACCGCCAGCGTTGGGCGGGACGATAGATGCAATGGCGGCCATGTGTAGGGCTCCTAGAGGTTCGCGGTGTTAAGCAGGGGTGAACGTGACATCGCCGTTGGACATGGCCGACGTCGACCACGTAACAGCGTCGGCGAAGGGGCTGGCCGATTCCCAAGACGAAAAGATGAACGGCCCGACAGTCACGCCATCAGGCGCGGTCTGACGAATCCATGCCTTCGGCTGGTTGCCCGTTGATGCGCCAGGGTTGTAGATGTGCGCCTTCAGTTCGGCCTGATTGAAGATGGCGTCGGTGTACGCAACGCCGTCGCCGCTGAACTCGACGGCCTTGAAGGTGACGAGGCTGGTCTTCGTGAACGCTGGCGACTGGTCCGCTGTCGTGTCCACCGTGTCCCAATTCACGTTGATTCCCTTGCCGCGCATCATCCCCAATCTTTTGAACGTCAGGGAAGCAAGCAGGGCGGTTTCGTCGCCGATGGCGAACTCGATCAGTACATCGCGGCCGGTAAAAGCAGGCATGGTGTTTTGTCCTAAGTGGTGATTGCCGAGACGGCGATTTCAAAGATGGCCCGGCCGTCATCGGCAGGCATGTAGACCGGCTCGGCCGGCTCCATGTAGACCAGCGCCCCAGCACTCAGGCGCATGGCTTCCACGATGGTGTTTGCAGCGTCATAGGCAGGGTTCGCGCCCTCGCCGTCCGCGCCGATCAGGGTCAGGGTAAATCGCGGCTGTCGGATCAGCTCCGCACCCTGCCCGCCCGAAGGCTTGACGATGCAAAAGCGTGATGTGCGCGGGCCGTCCGTCCACCGGCCAAACTGAATGACCCAGGGGGCAGGCAGCAGCGGCGCCAGGAAGTCGCGCAGTGCGTCGGCGGCTGTCATACCTTCAGCGCCCCGCTAATCATCCGGTCAATGGCAGGCTTGGCGTTGTCGAAGCCCTTTTCCAGAAACTTCGGCTCGCCGCGCGGATCCCAATAGTTGCCCTGCGCGATGTTGTTCTCCATCGGGCGCGGGGTATTTGTGCCTTTGAGCGTGCCCTTGGCCTCATGCACCCACTCGGCATACTCGGCCGTATAGCCGGTGCGGCCCATGATCTTGGACCCCTGCGCCTCTAGGTCGGAGTAGCGGCTGTTGATGAGGTTGCTTGTGTGCTGAGGCGTCAGCGCTGCGGCCTCTGATGCGCCCACAGTCAGCGCGGCATACACAGTACGCCCAGCCTTGCGCTGCTGCGCGTCGATGAACTGCGGCAGGCGGTTCGAGAATCGCGGCTTCGTTGCCATCAGGTCATCACCACGTAGTCGTCTGACTTGCGCTCGAACGTGTCGGCAAAGCGCGTGATCGCCTTCACCTCGAATGCGCCCGCCGTCGATGGGCTCGGCTCTGTCGTGGCGCCCACTAGTACCCTGTCACCTTCTTTGATGTCGGCGCGCTCGGTGTAAATCTGCAGCCGGCTGACGAACTCCCTGCCAGCGCTGTTTTGCGCCAGCATGTTCTTTCCCTGGTAGTCACATGCAAACTGCTGCGGCGCACCGAAGGTGGCCACTCCGGTCCAGTTCGACGGACTAGCAAGGGGCCACAAAGTGGCGACAGCGGTATTGGCCCAGCGGGCAGCAGATGACATGCCTGAGCATGCTAGGGAGCCGTAGTCAAACGACCATCAGCAACGTCGCCGCAGCCGGGTCAGGTCCGACCAGCGCCAGCGTGGTGCCTGCGGGGTCCATTGCGCGAAGTGAACGGCGCAGCGCACTCAGCGCGTTATCTGTGTGCTTGAAGCTCCGTGAAGCGCCGGACGGCGCCCCCTGCGACTGGATGCGGCGAGGGGCGCCAGCGGCGGCCAGGATAGCCACCGTCATGCTCTGGATCATCGTCACCTGTTCATCACCGTAGCCGGCGCTGAACATGGCATCCTCGACATCGCTCACACGGGCCACAGCAGCCGCGACGAAGAAGCCTGGCACTGTGATGCCAAGCGCCTCGTCCAGATACTGCGCGGCCTGTTCGACTGATATCACATCAGCCCTTTGACTTGCGGCGGCCCTTGTCGTGCATGGCAGCAATCTCGTAAGCAGCTTGCGCCTCGGCCTCCGCGATGCTGTCGGGCACGATGTTGGCAACGATGGCGGAATCTCCCGAGTCCTTCTCGACTGTGTAGACAGTCGGCTCATCGTCGGTAACGTGGCACTTGCCGACCGCCCACTCAGGGACAGGGCCGGCAAGCTCCAAGACATCACCCAAGGCCACCCAGGCAGGCCAAGGCGCCTTCAGGTGCGTGACCTTGACCCTCATCACGCGGTCGTCAGGTGCACGATGTGCGAACGGCCATCAAAGTCGCTGCGGAACTGCGGGGCGGCAACAGCCATCGCGGTAAACACGTAGTCATCTTCCGGGTTCGCGCGGAACTTCGGGCGGGTCGTCAGCGGCATTGCCGATAGGATGGAACCCCATTCGCCAGTGCTCAGGCCGGCGATGCTGCACACGTTGTTGGCAGGCATCTTCGACGCGGGCACGATTTCGGCCACTTGGCTGACTTCCATCATGCGCTGAAGGATGGTCTTCGGATAGCCGGCGGCGAACTCGGTCAGGCTTGCGTAGGTGTAGTCCGACCAGTTCAGAAACACCGTGATTTGCCCGAAGCTGTTGTCAGCAATGTGCAAGCCCAGGAGCTGCGAGAACATCGTCAGCCACTGCGCGCCCGTGGAGGTGCCCAGCGTCAAGCCGTGCGTGGCAGCAGTGCGCTCAGGGAAGGTCCGCAGACCGTGCACGGTGTTGCCGGCGACGTTGATGTTCGTCGCGCCGTTGATAACCATGTCCTCCAGCTTTTCAGCCACACGGCGCTGCTTG